TTCTTTCGGCCACCAGGTTGCGGAACTGCTGTCCCGTCATCTCTCGGCTTCCTATCTGCGCATTAATACGGTCGATGCGTTCTTCTATGCGGGGAAGTTCGTCCAGGATGTAGTTAATGCGGTTTATCCGCTGGTCGTTTACGTCGTATTCAGCCATTCTGTTTTCGTTTAATAGATTCAAGTTTCGGTATCAGTGCGGACAGCTCTTCGCAGTCCAGTTCGTAAAGAGGCTTCCCGGCGATGCGAGGGCTGCGAAGGTAGGCGTTTACCGCATCCCAGGAAGAGGTATCTACTCCAATCTGCTGAAGGCGTTTCAGCACCGCGCTGCGCTGCCATTTCAGCGATTTCTCTATAAGCCTTTCGGCCACCGGCTTGATGGTGGTGTTGGCTCCGGTGATGTAACCAGCCAGGTACTGCGACTCGGCGTAGGTAAGTCCCTTGGTGGTGTCGGTGCGTCCGTCGGTCAGCTCCAGGATCAGTGCGCGGTACTGTTCCTCCGACAAGCCGTAGCGTGCATACAGCACGTGCAGCTTCTTAATCATCCATTTCGGTATCATTCTCTTGGTTGTCGTATTCATTGCTATCTTTTACTTGATTTCCGTAATACAATGCGGCCCTTTCCTCATTCACTACTACTGTTCCTCCAGGGCATCGTCCTGCTATCTGGGCACTCATTCCTTCCACGTGACAGATTATCTTTGCCAGCTTCTTGCACAGCTTCCCGCTGCTGGTGTAAGGTGCGCCTCCTGTATCGTCTTCGTGAGCGATAAACACAAACAGGTGATTCGGATATTCACGCTGCAATGCGCGGAGTGCACCTCCCTTCAGTTCATCATTGTAGATGGTAATGTTATCGATGAAGACGATGCGTGCCGATTTCTTCTTTGAGATGCGTTCTTTCAGCTCTTCCAGCGGCTCGTAGTCTATAAAGTTCAGGTTACGGTCTTTCTCCGTGATTCCTGCACGTGAACAGGCACGGGTGAACTCCATTTCCACTCCTTCCTCTGCCGACACGTACAGCACCTTTTTCTTGGTGCTGAGGTAACGTGCAAGCTGGAGGGCAAAGGTGGTCTTTCCGTTCTTTTCCTTCCCATAGATAAGCCATATTCCGTTGTCGGAAGGCTCACCGAACGGTTCCTGATACGCACCTTCCATCTGCAAGGTGGTGAACCGCTGGGAGTAGATGTTTTTCACTGATAATGCTCTTGCCATAATCGTTATGAGTTAAGGATTAACATTTTTTCCGCACGTCGCAGACCGGTGATATTGTTTCCGGTGCTGACGGTGAGACACTGGTTTACAAGTTTCTGAAGGTTGGTTTTGTCTTCCATGTTCGCAGACAGCACAGTAGTCAGCAGTCGACGGTAGAACTCTATCTGTTCGTCCTTGTTGGTAGGTACCACGTGTGCGTAGGCATCGCTGAATCGTGAGAAGATTTCCTCAAATCCTACTGACTCGCGGCTGATTCCGTCTGTTATCTTCTTGCGAAGTCCGTTGGCACCCATCATGTACCATCCGCAAGCTCCTTCCGTGGCGTTGTAGAATTCCTTCAGGTCGAGGAATGCGTTATATTCCAGGTCTCCGGCTTCATCGATGATGACCACGGGCTTTTCAAGCACATTCAGCGCGTTCTTGATGCGCATCTTCACATCCTGATAGCGTCCGGCAGATTCCACGCCGATAACCTGTGCCAGCGTGCGGGTGAAAAGAATCTTTGTCTTGCACTGAGAACCGTCCACATAGAAGCAGTTTTTCTGCGTCTTGGCCAGAAACTTTGCGCTGTAGGTCTTTCCGATGGCGCATTTATCGACGAATATCATTCCCCATCCGTAGTTCTTGCAAGCCAGCACACCGCGCTCAATGGCATTGAAAACCTCTGTACGTGCCATTTTCCAAGGGCGTTTGTTTACCTGAACGCCAAGAATGGATGCAATGTTAAGCCATTTCTGTGCAGAAAGCTTGCCTTCCGTGCGTCCGTTCTTAATCTCACTCCATACGCTGGCGCTCATGCCATATTTACGTGCAAACTGTGTTGCGGTTCCACCATAGTTTTCTGAAGCCTGCAAAAGGGCTTTCACACACATGTCAATCAGTTGTTTACTTACTTCAATCATGGTTTAATATCTTTAAAAGTTACTTGTCAGTTGTTGAATCAATATCTGTTTATCGTCTTTTTGAATGTCTTTCAAATGGCTTTCGAACGGGTTTTCATCATTGCCTTCATCGAGCACTTCCACCTGTTCCGTTTCTACCGTTTCAGGTTCTACCGTTTCGGGTTCCAGTATTTCAGGCTCACCGTCATCTTCGTAGTGTCTCTTCTGTTCAAGTCCGGGAATGACAAACTTGTTATTGACTACAGTAGTGCGGTGGTCTATCACCATTACCTTGTCAATTTCCGACTTTCTTCGGCTGATATAACCGCTGAAGGTGTTGATGTAAGCCATTACCAGGCCCATGTTCTTTCGGTCTTCTGCGGTCTGTTCTATCTTCGCACGGTGGAACTTCGGCTTCTGTATCGCTTCACATATGCATCTTTCACCTCCGCGCAGATAAACCAGTGCTTTCATCACGTTTCCTTCGTTGTCGTCAAGCCAGTACACGTCTACTTCTTTTCCTTCCAGAAGTTCCAGCAAGGAAATAAGTTCGTCTCCCGTGGTTATCTCACCGTCTATCCCCAGGAAGAACTCTTTACGCTGTAGCTTGATGGTTCCGGTGTTGCAGCTGCTCTCTGTCTTGTAACCGATGTAAGGAAGAATCATCTTCCAGTTGGTTTCCTGACGAAGATTCGGGTTCTGATTCTCGGTAAACACCTCCCAGCGTGTCATTCCTTTGTATTTTTCCTGATCGGGATGCAGGCTGTTGTTCCAGTTCTGAATGTCCGTGAGACAGTCATACACGATGTCATCGAACGGGATAATCGGGCAGTCATCTTCTCCCTTCTGGTTACTTTCGCGAAGTGAATTCGGACGTGCCAGCCATCCATTTCGTGATTTTTCCGTCTCGTAACGCAGCTTTTCCCACATTCTTTCGATGTATTTACCGCGAGCCTTGTTGGCTTCCATACGCACGTACTGGAACATTCCACCATCGGCCAGCATGTTGTTACGATAAGTAGCGTTCAAAGAGCTTTCGCACTCTATCTCGGCAGGAAGAGGAATACCCCATGCAGTGTAATTACGCACGATATTGCGGTAAAAATCCACGATAATGCCTTCCTTGGTCTTTCCGTACACCCATGCAGTGAAGCATTGTGCGCCGACATCGTATGCGCAGTAGAACCATACACGCTTTCCTTTGGCGTACCAGAATGGAGGGTTACGGTCGTCCACTGAGATGATGCTACCTGCATATTCAGGCTTCAGCATGGAGCCGCCAGGCATAAATTCAGAGATAAAACGCTGTCTGTTACCTGCACGCTTGCTGAATGTCACGATTTTGCTGTGCCATGTGTCCAGATAGGACGTAATAGTACGAAGACTGAGCTTTCCGTATTCCTTTGGGTCGTACACTTCGCCTGTTTCCTGGTTGATGATTTCCACATAACCGGAAAGGAATGCGCTGTACTGGTCGGCCACCTCGGTAGGAGTAGGCTTATGCTTCTGACTCATGAACATGCTTTCAAGAAGCTGCATCTGTGCAAACGTTTTCACGCTGGCGTGCTGGTTACCGAACACGCCTTTCACCAGCGAAGCATAGCGTTCTTGTCCGTTCAATGCACCGTAATTACGAAGCTTTTCACGCAGACGGATCATGTTTTCCGGAAGATTGTATTCGCGATGGAATTTGCGTACAAGCACAGAAGCAAACGTGCGAAGGTCTTCGCATACGGAAGCTTCCAGCCCGCGAACGGTATTCTTTCCTTTTCCAAGCCATTCTGCACGACGGGCCTGAATAAGAGCAAGGCCGGCATTCAAAAGGCTGGCAGTGGTTACGTATGCTTGTTTCTGAGAGTCTTTCAGTTCACCGGTAGGAGTGCGATAGCTGTTATAAAAAGCTACTGCATCCTGATCAATCTGAAAATAATCGAGAAGTATGTGTTCTTTCTTGCGCGGGTCGCCGATAGCATCCTGAATCTCTTGTGGAAGGCTGTCGAACACAATCGTAACCACACATCCTCTACCTCCACCACGGTCGGCACGCTTGATGCCGCACGTCTTGTTCTCATAGCGGTATAGTGTCTTTCTAAGATGTTCCCAGTTTGAAAAGAAAAGTTCTCCTTTCATATCTCTTGCCTGAAGGACTTCATCTTTCGTTACCACCAATATGTTTCCCTTGTTATAGTGAGGCATATTATTCTGTTTTCTGATTAGTGCAGCCTCAGGAATCGAACCTGAAGCTAAGCCGCCTGCATCTTTTTGCCTTGTCAATACCTATTGGATTACTTCATACCAAAACCAATCCTATGACAAATTCACGTTATCCTGAAAACGTGCAGGTCCTTATAGCTGCGTGTGAGTTATCTGTCTGCCTTGTCCATCTTTATTGCTACGGGAACCAGCGATGCAGACAAGAGTGCGATTCCGGCTATATTCAGCCATCCTTCTGTAAATGTGTTCGCCACTGCAAGGGCGAGTATTGCGATAAGTATGTTTCTTGTTTTCATAATCTTTCTGTTTTTAAAGACCGTCATATCTTCACAGACGGACGGTTTTTGCTACATTTGTAAATGAATTATTAACTATACGTCTATGCTGTTTGAGATTGTATTATTCAAACTCTCTGACAGCATGATGTTTAAAAATTTACAAAACCATGAGTCTGAGAAATTATCTTGTAAGATCAGATGGACCTTATGAAGAGATATTAGGGTCTTTCCAGAATGAAGAGATTGTACAGCTTTATAATCAATTAAAAGCTGACGGAGGTAAGTCGCACTATGATTATGTGAAGTCGAATCTGACAGACATCCTTCTATACATTTCGAAATCTCCATCACAACGGAATCAAAAGAAGTGGCTGAAACGTGAAGATCTTCTTCATCTTCGTTTTTCTGCATTACAGATTTCATCTGCCACTGCAAAATTTCTTTGCGATATCCTTCCAAGTGAGGGAATCGTTGATTGCGGCTCATATAGAGAGTTTCACTCCGTTTATGCAGATGCTTTGGCTTACTTTTGGTTTGATTATCCGTTAAGTCAATTCCCTTTTGAGGGGTTCCCAAATCCATTTCTTGCAAAATCGCCGAAAAAACTTTAACAATCTCATCTTCCAGCGCTTTACACAGGCGCTGGTTTCTTTTATTCTTTCTTTTCATAGTTCAATCATTTAACAACAAAATCAATTTTAGCCAGCACCTTGTCAAGGTTCTGCATATCGTCTACCAACCGCTGAGATGCGGTAAACTCGATGGTAAATCCGTCATAGCTGAACGGTACAGCATACGCTACAAGGAAGTTAGCCAGACGCTGTAAATACTTATTAGTGCTATACGTTTTCATATTCTTTTATGTTATTCATTGATAACCCTCGTTACATTACCCTTGCTGTCCAATACCTTAATAGGCTTCATCGGTTCATTTACCATTTTCTTGCTAATAGTAACTTCAATCTCGTATTTCTTGCACCCCATATTCAAAGCGGCTTGTCTAATACGAAAAGCCAGTTCACTATTCCTTTCAAAATTCAATGCATAGATTACATTTCTTTTCGACGTACCAAAAGTTTTCGCTAATTGTGTACGTTGTTCGATAGTTGCTTCGATTTTATACTTCATATATTCTCAATTTTTAAGTTTTTATTCGTATCTTTGGCCGCTGTTCAAATGAACGGTAGTGCAA